TCACAGACCAACTAGCAAACATGATGTGGTTAAGACAAAGAGCATGGAAAAAGGACTACTTCACAAGCGCACTACCGTTCGCGCAAAGAGGACCAGCAGTAGGACTACCAATAACAATGAACTACGCGCCAACCAGCATAGTAAAATACACAGACGGAAGCACACCGTCATCTGAAAGAGACCTGGCAGCAAAAGCCGGAGGAAACCTCGGGGAAATAGGAACAGGACTAGGAATGAGAATAGAAAACCTTTCGAGCACCGCAGTAAGTACAACGATAAATGATCTGCGTGTAGCCACCAGGTTACAAGAATGGCTCGAAAGAAATGCACGCGGCGGAGCACGATACATAGAACAGATACTTCACCACTTCGGCATAACAAGCAGCGACGCAAGACTACAAAGACCAGAATACCTGGGAGGTGGACAAGCACCCATAGTAATAAGCGAGGTATTAAGCAGCTTCCAGGATCCTGCAGGCGCAGGGGATCCACAGGGATCAATGGCGGGACACGGAATCGGAGTAACAGCAGGGCACGGATTCGGGAGAAAAACCTTCGAGGAACACGGATATATAATGGGAATCTTATCAGTAATACCCGACGTAGCATATAGCCAAGGCCTGGAAAAACACTGGCAAAGATTCGATAAACTCGACTACGCCTGGCCATCATTCGGCCAGCTCGGAGAACAGCCAGTAAAAAACAGAGAACTATACGTGAATTACACAGGAACGGCAGGGATAGACGACGGAACCTTCGGATACCAAAGCCGATACGCAGAATATAAATACAAATGCGGTTCTTTTCACGGAGACTTCAGAGACAACCTAAGTTACTGGCACCAAGACCAGATATTCACAGCACCACCAGCATTAAATGAAAGTTTCATATCATCTATACCAAATAAAAGAATCTTTGCGGTTACTGATCCTACCATCCATCCTTTATACGTCCAGCTATATCATAACCTCAATGCTATTCGCCCATTGCCGTACTTCGGTACTCCTACATTATGAAAAAGAAATCAACATCAACTATGAAAAACAAGGAAGGCGAAACGATAGTGCCGACGATAAAAGACGACGCACTAAACCAACCACCAAACCAGATACGACTGAAACGTACTTGGATATTCGACATGAAAACCGACGCAACGGAAATCACCGGAGTAAGCATGACAGTCCCTGACGACACATTCTCACTAACAGAAATGCTACAACGATTCGCACTAGGCGAAAATCTAGACAAACACAATAGACCAGGATTCTTCCCAACAGGAGAAGAAGAACCAGAAATCGACGATATAGACTTAGAAAAATTCAACCACCTGGACGTAATCGAACAACAGGAAATATTTGAAAAACTAGCCCAAGAAATTAGGGACATAAGGGAAGAACAAAAAGCCAAAAAGGAAGCCGAAAAACTAGCGGAAAAACCACCCGAAAAACAGGGCTAAAAGAGCGCTAAAAAAAGTGAAGCATCTCAGCACAATATAATCAAGAAAGGTGTGCTGACAACCCCGGGACGGGGTTGGTAAAGACAGGAGCCCGGTAGAGACTGGGCCCTAGGGCTTGATTAGATCGCTTAAGGCCGCATAACGCTCTGCGGCGGGCGTCAATCGGGTCACAGGCTCAGCCTCTCTCCTAAGGGCCTTAGAATGCGAAATAGGGCCATACCGCGAAATCAAGCAAATTACGCGGTTTTGACGCAAAAAAACCGCTAAAAAAAGAAGCAAAAAAGTCATGGGAAAACAACTGGAATTATTCACCAAGAAACAACTCAAAAAAATGAGAGATAAAGCCAACATCGGGGGGGTGCCCCCAAACCCCCCTGAGCATGCGGGGGAGTGGGGACCTGGCCACCGAAACGGCGACCAGGAAAGTGCGGGGAAGAGTTTGGGCATGGACTCTTTCCCGAGCTTGCAAAGTTTATTCGATGGGATAAACATGACACCATATGACCAAATCAAAAAACTAGAATGAAATACGCAGGAGAATACAACGGAAACCTGGGATACAGCGGAGACACAGGAAACCCAGACTCAACAGCCGGCACGGGAGTAGGAGCCGGATGGGTTGGAGCAGTACTACAAACGGGAGCAAGCGTATACAACCAAGAACGCACTAACAGAGCAAACCGCAAAATGGCGGAATACCAATACTCAAAAGACCTGGAAATGTGGAATAGGGGCAATATGTACATGAGCCCCATGGAACAAATGAAAAGATTAAAGGAAGCCGGACTAAACCCGAACATGATATACGGTTCGGGGAGCGGAGCAACAGGACAAATGGCACAGCTTCCAAAATACCAGGCACCACAACAAAGCTACAACCTGGACATCCCAGTAATGATGGTGCCACAAATGATAAATGCCTTCCAGGACATGAAGATCAAACAACAGAATTACGACAACCTCAAAATTCAAAACAAACTACTAATAGAAAACGCCAGGACAAAAGAACTCGCAGCAAACTACTTAGAGGACACCTACGGAAGCAGAGTAGACCAACAAACACACAAAGAAAACGCGCAACTATTCGACACACAACAAAAAGACATAAAAGCGCGCATAGCCTGGTATCTATATACAGGAGGACAAACCGACACACTACCGATAGACCAAAACAAAGGACTACAAGGCCACCAACTTTCGATAGCAGAAGCCAAAGCCAGGGAAGCACAATTCCTTCCACAAAGGATACAATCACAGATAAACGCAGTGGACACAGCCACCAAACTAAAACAATTGGAAGTGGATTGGTACGAAAGCAAACTAATAGCCGGATTCGGAGGAAAAATAGCCGGAGCATTAGGAAGTTTCTTCAAGGGAGCACGAAAAGGACAAGGGGCACACGCCCCAAAAAAAAAAGTAACTAAACCACCAGACTTCTTCCAACAGAAAAGACAACAGTCTTATGAAGACTTCCTAAGACAACTAAAATCAAGATAAACTGATGATCACCACACTAACAAAATAAATGAGCACGCGCGTTGAAGGCACGCGCACGACAGATGATAAACTCTACACAATACACTAAAACACAAAATCTATATGGGACGAAAACAAAGACGCGGGGCACGTAAAGCGCGAGCCCGAAAAGCAAAACGGTACACAGGAAGCAGGGGGGGAGTAAGACTATAAGAGAAAGCCAATGGCACAATGTTATTCACAAATCGACATAACAATTCCCAACGGGAGCAAAGTTAGAGTCAACTGCAACAAATGCAACTTCTGTTTACAAAACAGAAAAAAAGATTGGAGTTTCAGATTACACTGGGAAGCAAGGAGGGCTCCCACAGCACACTTCATAACAGCAACGTACGACCCAGAGCACGTACCAATAATGGAAGACGAAGACAAAATGTTCTACATGAGTCTAGACAAACAACACCTCTTTAGCTTCCACAAACTCCTGAAACAAGAACAAAACAGACAAATACGACGACTATCAAAAAAATTCAAATGGAGCAGAGAAAGAACACAAAGCGAACTCAAATACTGGAAAATTCGCTACTACGCGGTAGGGGAATACGGTACCAAGTACCACCGACCACACTATCATTCGATACTATTCGGACTACATCCAAACACATTAAAAAAGCAACCAACACTGTGGAAAAAGGGCCACGTGTACGTGGAAACAGTAAC